TGTGTAAGCATTTCACTTGGTATCATCTCACAAAAGGATCTAGATAAGGTCTCCAAAAAAGCAATCATAAGCCTTGACTGAATTGTTAAGATAAATATTTCCCTCTCACCTCCAATTTGCAACTTTTTAAATAAGTCGACAATGACTCCTCCTGTGAGCTTAACATAATCCATGATGTTAGGCAAATCAAGCAACACCTTCTGAGTTGTTATCACCTCTTCTAAAATTAGTGTGATTATTCCTGCTATGCACTTAGTTCTTCTGTTCATCTTAACATCGGCTGAAAATATCTTTGAACTTGGAGGAATCGCAGAGCTTTTAGTGGTTGAGAAATACTCAGGATTAAATTGTGTGACTTTGTTAGCCATTCTAGACAAAACATGCTCAAAATAAGCTGGCCCATACTTTGCCTCCAGCTCTTCCTTTAAACTACGTGCAGCATATTTAACCTTAGAGTAAGAAAACTCATGCTCAAGTAACTTTTCAAAAGGAGGATCCTTTTCTCCCAAATATTCTCTTCTTGCAAATTTCATGCTTTTCTCCATTTTAATAACTTTCTCAAATATTTTGAATAGTCCTGCAACAGCATCTCCTTTGTCTTTATTATAAAGGTACCCTATGTATGATAATTCAACACACTTGCCAAATTCCTCAATTGTCCTTCCTGTTATCCAGTTAAGCCCATTTTTGAACTTATCCTTAGATATGTCAGTATAGATGTTTGCACTTTCGTCCTCAAATTTCAAATCTACTTCTGGAGACTCATCATCATCTTCCTCAAAAATGTCCTCAACTTCTTCTTTTGACAAAGGAATTGGGGGGGTTTTAAACATTGTCATAAAATTCACAATGAATTTATGGTAGATCCAAATAAGTAATTTTGATCTTGGCCTATCAACAAACTTAGAAAGGGTCTTCATAGGATTCATTCCAGATGATCCTTTAAACACCTCCATGTAAGTGTATCTTATCTGTTGTAAGCAGGCTGATGTCTGTTGTTTGTTTTCAAAAAAGACCATAAATTCAAAAGCAAAAGTTTCAAGTAAATCTAATTTAGCTGATGATTGATCTGAAGAGTCCATCAATTGCTTAAGTGTTAAACTAGAATGAGACAAGTTCATGAACAAGAGGCTACTAAGCTTTTCATAACAATTCAAATAATGACCTAAAGCATGTCTGTCAAATGTCACAAAGTCATATATAACAACATCATCAACCTCCACGCATGGTGCTTTAAAGAAGGTCTTGTTAAGAACATTGTTTTTATGAGTCATAACTGAGACAAAAACCTTGTTAGAGGGTCCTGTGCTTTTAATTAACAATTTAAAACCAAGCTTCTCATTTTCTTTGAGTATCATGCTTTTTGAGTTTGTGAACTGAGACAGAGATGCATTGATCTCCCAAAACATTGTGTCCATTGTTAATAGAGCGTTCCCGAACAAAGTCCTCTCCAATGTTTCTTCCAACGAATCCAATTTTGCTCTGACTCCTTCATTCTCCCCGCATTTCATTTTAAGGGTCTGAAGGGATAGATTCTTGAGATTTTTAATATGAGGAGACACACAATCAACATTTTTCCCCATCCTCATCAATAGAACAAACTCTGACATGAACTGGGAAATCTCTGATGTGTCAACTTCCCAATGGAATGGCACTTTGCTCATTTGACGTTTAATGATAAAACCAGGATTTGATTTGAATTGTTTCCCCATGATTCCAGATCTTAGAGATATCGCATAGATCTCCTCATCAGATAACCCATGTTCAATTCTAAATTGTTCAGACCTAAACCTTTTCTCTAATCGATCATTTAGCACTTTGACTTCCTGATCAGTTAGTTCAAGCTCCTCCTCATCATCATCAGAGTCTGGGTCTGTTGCCTTTAAGATAAAATTTTCTTTAAATTTTCCTTCTTTGTTCTCTATTAACTCCCGAAGTTTTTGTATTCCACTTTCTTTTATTATCTCTGCTTGATCTTGATACTCCTTCAGAATCCTCTGAGACATTTCTTCCAATTCCTTTTTCCTCTCATCATCCAACAAAGCAATCTCTGATCTCATAGCCAGTTCATCTAGCTGCTCGTCAGTCAGCTTTATTCCATAGTGACCATTTGACTGAGAATCACTCAAAGCATTTTGCCATAGCCTTGACATTGTGTCATTACTCATGACAATTGAATTGATTATTGCCTGTTTTGGCTTCAATGGGTTGTTTCCTGACAAAAAGGGCATCTGAGCACTAGCTTTGTGACCCCTCCTGAAATCTGAGTCCATCATTTTACTTTTAAAAGCATCTATTAGTGGGTCTTGCTCCTTCACCTGTTTACAATTTCTGTATGCTTTCTCGAGATTGTTGTTTGCGTCTGTATCCACCCATTTCCTGTTAATTTGTCTATATTTCCAATTATTTATGCAATCTTCTCCAATGAAAGGCAAAGGTTTTTTGTTGTCATTTAAATCCTTCTGAGACTGTTCTTTCACCATTGTTTTAAGTTGTGTAATTGTTTTTTGTTTCTCTGGGTCTTCTTCAATCTC